CAGGGCATCCCGAACAGCAAGTCCACGACCGCGCAGGTCGATGAGGCTTGCGGCATCCTCGAGGCCCGCAGCGAGGTTGACAAGGATCTCGCCATGCTCAACGGCAACACGGCGCAGTTCCGCCTGTCCGAGGACGTGGCCTTCCTCGAGGCCATGAACCAGACGCAGGCGACCACGATGTTCTACGGCAACCCCGCCATCGAGCCGAAGTCGTTCCTCGGCCTCGCGGCGCGGTACTCGGCTGCCCCCGGCAGCTCGGGCATCGGCCAGAACATCATCGAGGGCGGCGGCACCAGCACCGACAACACCAGCGTCTACCTGGTGGTGTGGGGCGACAACACCGTCTACTGCCCCTTCCCGAAGGGCAGCACCGCTGGCCTCATGCATGAGGATCTCGGCGAGCAGACCGTCTATGACGGCAGCAACCGCCTCCAGGCCTACGCCACCCGTTACCAGTGGAAGAACGGCCTGGTCGTGAAGGACTGGCGCTACGTGGTCCGCATCGCGAACATCGACGTGAGCGATCTCGTCGGTGGCACCGGCACGCAGCTCTCGAGCGCGGCTACCGCCCTCGTCAAGCTGATGGCCCGCGCCATGTACCGCATCCCGAACATGGGTGCGGGTCGCGCCGCGTTCTACATGAACCGCACGGTCCACTCGGGCCTCGCCATCCAGGCGATGGACCGCAGCCAGAACGTCCTCGCCGTGAACCAGGGCCTCTCGCAGTTCGGCACGCCGTACAGCTGGCTGTCGTTCCTCGGAGTTCCCTGCCGTCGCGTGGACGCCCTCATCAACGCCGAAGCCCGCCTCACCTGATAGGTGAAGGCAGAAAGGAAACAGCACAATGATTCTCGACCAGAACCTCCGTCTCGGCAACACCGGGGCCATCACGTCCGCCGCCACCTACATCACCGGGACCAGCGGCACCCCGGACGTCGTTGACCTCCAGAGCGGCACCGCCTACTCGGCCACGGCCAGCGGCTCGCTCTACACCGTCGCGCAGGGAACGCAGAACCGCGACATCGGCGAGGGCCGCGACCTCACCGTGATGTTCACCGTCACGACCGCCCTCGCCGGCGGCACGAACGGCACCTTCCAGGTGGTCGCTTCCTCGTCCTCCACGCTTGCCTCCGGCAACATCGTGGTCGGCGAGGTCGGTCCCATCACCACCGCGAACCTCGCTGCCGGCCGCCAGGTCGCCGTGAAGGTCAGCCCGCAGCAGATCGCCGCGGCTGGCCTGCGGTACCTCGGCGCGCAGGTCGTGACCACCGGCACCCACAGCGCCGGCGTCATCAGCGCGGACATTGTCATGGACATCCAGGACGGCCGCACGGCTTACGCCTCCGGCTTCACGGTGGCCTGATAGGAGGAACTCATGGCGAAGGTCAAGGCAAAGGTTCTCTGCTTCGTGGACAACGGCCTCCGGCAGCCCGGGGACACGTTCAACTACGAAGGTCCGTACAACAAGCACCTCGAGTACCTCGAGGAGGCCAAGCAGCCGGAGCGCGCCGCCGATTCGTCGGAGGCTCCCGCCCCCAAGCTGCGCGGACGGAAGCCCAAGCCCGACGCCGTTGCCGCGGAGTGATTCCTGCATGATGTGACGCAAGGGAGGGGAGTCGGCGGGAAACCCCGGCTCCCCTCCTTCCCAGATAGGAGGCTCCCGTGCCAAGCGTCGTTGAAATCTGCAACCTCGCACTCGCGCACCTCGGCGACGATGCCACGGTCGCCAGCATCGACCCGCCGGAGGGTTCGGCGCAGTCCGAGCATTGCGCCCGGTTCTACCCCATCGCACGGGACACGCTCCTCCAGATGCACAACTGGTCGTTCGCCTCGCGCCGCGTGAGCCTCGCGCAGGTGACGATGCCGTACACCATGTGGCGCTATGCCTATGCCGTCCCCGGCGACATGATGACGGCGACCGCCGTGCTGCCGCCGGAAGCGGAGAACGACTACGCCATCCGCCCGTACCCGGCCGACCGCTACGGCTGGGGCTGGACAACGCCGCCGCTGTCGGGCGCCGGAGCGTATGTCCCGCAGGAGTACGTCATCGAGACGGACACCGCCGGCAACAAGGTGATCTACACCAACCAGGAGAACGCGCTCCTGCGTTACCAGGCGCTCGTCACCGACCCGACCAAGTTCGATCCGCTGTTCGCCATCGCGCTCTCGCACCACCTTGCCGGGATGATCGCCGGCCCCGTCATCAAGGGAACGGAGGGCGCCACGGAGGGCAAGCGGCAGACGCAGCTCGCGCTCGGGTACGTGCAGATGGCCCGCGCCTCCGATGGCAACCAGCGCAACGTCAAGCCCGAACACATCACCTCCTGGATCTCGGGGCGCTGATGGCATCGGTACGGCACCTGTTCCGTTCGTTCGCAGGCGGCGAGATGTCGCCAGAGATGTTCGGCCGCGTTGACGATGTCAAGTTCCAGACGGGCGCGGCGAAGGTGCGGAACTTCATCCCGATGCCGCAGGGGCCGCTCGAGAACCGTGCCGGCCTTGCGTTCGTCCGCGAGGTGAAGGACTCGACCAAGAAGGTGCGGCTGCTGCCGTTCACCTACAGTACGACGCAGACGATGGTCATCGAGCTTGGCGCCGGGTACATCCGGTTCCACACGCAGGGGGCCACGCTCGGGCCGGGGACGCCTGCCGCGTACAGCACGACCAAGACGATCACGGGCGTGAATACGGGAACGGAGACGTTCACCAGCAACGCGCACGGATACTCCAACGGAACGCCTGTCCAGGTCGCGTCAACGGGAACATTGCCTGCTCCTTTGGTGGCGGCGACCACGTATTACGTTGTCAACGCGGCTGCGAACACCTACCAACTATCGCTGACCGCGACCGGGTCCGCCATCGACATCACGACCGCCGGAACTGGAACGATCACGACGAACCGCGTGTATTCGGTCGGTGACCTCGTTGCGAGTGGCGGCACGAATTACTACTGCATCGCCACTTCGGTCAACAACACGCCTCCAAACGCGACCTACTGGTATCCGCTGCCGGCCGGGATTTACGAGATCCCGAACCCGTATGCGGAGGCAGACCTGTTCGACATCCATTTCGTGCAGTCGGCCGACGTGCTGACGCTTGTTCACCCGAACTACGCGCCGCGTGAGCTGAAGCGTCTGGGCGCGACCAGTTGGACGCTCACGACGATCACGTTTGGAGCTGATGTCGCAACTCCAAGCACGCCGACCGTGACGGCGACGAAGGGCGAAGGTCGCAATATCTCAAACGTTGCCATTGCAAGCGATCATCTGGAGTTTGCCGCTGCAATGAACATGTTCCTTGGGGCCGGAGATGCAATCTATGTATCCGGCATCGTCGGAAACGCGACGTTGCAGACGTTGCTGAACGACAAGTTCTTCATCGTTGAGGCGTTGCACACGGGAAACACGGCAGTGTCGTTGCTGGACTATCAGACAGGCGCGAAGATCGCCATGGCTGGTGGCACATACACCAGCGGCGGCGTGGTGCAGCTGATGAAGCAAAGCGACACGATCACGAATTATTATGTCGTGACCGCCATCGCATCGAACGGAATAGACGAAACGCCAGCATCGTCACCAGTGACGGCCGTGAACAACTTGTCCGTTGTCGGGGCATACAACACGATCAGCTGGTCAGCGGTCACGGGCGCGTCCCGCTACAACATCTACAAGCGCCAGAGCGGACTGTACGGATACATCGGGCAGACCGAAGGAACATCGTTCACGGACAACAACATTGCCCCGGACATGGGCATCTCGCCTCCGAACGTCGAGACGGTGTTCAATTCGAGCGGCAACTACCCGGGAGCGGTGTCGTACTTTGAGCAGCGCCGCATCTTCGCCGGCACGACGAACGCCCCGCAGACGCTTTGGATGACGCGAACCGGGACCGAGAGCGACATGTCCTACCACATCCCGTTGCAGGACACCGACCGGATCAACTTCCGGGTGGCCGCACGGGAGGCGAACACCATCCGCCACATCGTCCCGCTGACGCAGCTCCTCCTGCTCACCAGCTCGGCGGAATGGCGCGTGTCGCCCGTCAACAGCGACGTCATCACGCCGACCACCATCTCGGTGCGTCCGCAGTCCTACATCGGCGCGAACAACGTGCAGCCGTACATCGTCAACAACACGGTGGTCTACTGCGCCGCACGCGGCGGACACGTGCGCGAACTCGGGTACTCCTGGCAGGCGAGCGGGTTCGTCACTGGCGACCTGTCGTTGCGCGCCGCGCACCTGTTCGACAACTACGACATCTCGGACATGTGCTACAGCAAGTCGCCGCAGCCCTTGCTGTGGTTCGTGTCAAGCACGGGCTACCTGCTGTCGCTGACCTATGTCCCGG